AACTTTCCATACTGCTCACGAATTTACACATACTGGTGATATTGAATATGTTTATTGGAGTCTTCCTTCACTTCCAATAAGATGTGAGGTTGGTAATTTTGGTTCAGCAGTTGGTATTGCATCTATGGCTCAGATGTGTGCGACTGTAATGAGTGAAGGTGGATATATTGAGAGTGGAGTAGAATACTCGGCAGATAATGGTGCTACTTTAGTTGAAGGTTCTAATAATGCTCCTGATGACTATAAGTGCGTTATGGCAATTCGTTTAAAGAATAGTTATAAAGGACTTCCAAATAGGTCAATTGTAAGAGTTACTGATTTAGAACTTTTAAGTGATTCCGCATCTTGTAAGTTTGAATTATGGAGAGTTGATGATTCCAATGCTTCAATTACTGGTGGAACTTGGATAAGTGCGAATGACGATTCAGTTGTTGAATATAACACAACTCCAACATCAGTATCACTTACAGGTGCAGATAAGAGAGCATCTGGATTTGTTTCAGCAAATAATCCATCAGGAAAGCAATCGTCAGGAAATGTTTCAATTGACCCAACAGGAGCAAAACGGTCGTACCTATCACAGAATATAGATAGTAATAATAGCAATGCTTATGTGGTTATGGTAAGAAACCTAACTACAAATGCAAACACCAATGTTTATGCAACAATTCAGTGGAGAGAAACTAGGTAATTTTTATGACTGATAATGTTTATTTGGGAAATCCAAACCTGAAAAAGGCAAATACGCAGATTGAGTTTACTGAAGAACAAATCATTGAGTTTCTTAAATGTAAGGAAGATCCTGTTTACTTTGCTAGAAATTATATTAAGATTGTTTCTCTTGATCATGGATTAGTACCATTTGAAATGTATCCATTTCAAGAAAAACTAATTCAAAATTTCCATGATAATAGATTTAATATTTGTAAGATGCCACGCCAGACTGGTAAGTCTACTACTTGCGTATCATATCTTTTACATTATGCAGTATTTAATGATAATGTCAATATAGCCATCCTTGCAAACAAAGCATCAACAGCAAGGGATCTCCTTGGTAGATTACAACTTGCTTATGAAAATTTACCAAAATGGATGCAACAGGGTATTATATCTTGGAATAAAGGTAGTTTAGAACTTGAAAATGGATCAAAAATTTCATCCAACTCTACATCATCGTCTGCTGTCCGTGGTGGATCCTATAACGTCATCTTCCTTGACGAATTTGCATTCATTCCTAATCACATCGCCGATGATTTCTTCGCATCCGTTTATCCTACTATATCGTCTGGACAAAGTACAAAGGTAATTATTGTTTCTACTCCTCGCGGTATGAATCACTTCTACCGTATGTGGCATGATGCGGAAAGAGGTAAAAATGAATATGTTCCTACTGATGTTCATTGGTCTGAAGTGCCGGGTAGAGATGATAAGTGGAAAGAGCAAACAATTGCCAACACTTCTGAGCAACAGTTTAAGGTTGAGTTTGAGTGCGAATTCTTAGGATCTGTCAATACTCTCATCAATCCATCAAAATTAAAAAATCTTGTTTATGATGATCCAGTAAAAAGAAATGCAGGTCTTGACATATATGAAAATCCTATAGAAGATCACAATTATTTGATTACTGTGGATGTATCAAGAGGAATCGGAAATGATTATTCTGCATTTGTAGTTTTTGATATTACTAAGTTTCCATATAAACAAGTCGCCAAGTATAAAAATAATGAAATAAAACCAATGTTGTTTCCAAGTATAATATATCAAGTTGCTGAAGGATATAATAATTCTTGGGTTCTGATTGAAGTAAATGATATTGGAGATCAAGTTGCAAATATTTTACATTTTGATTTAGAGTATGATAATATTCTAATGTGCTCCCAAAGAGGAAGAAATGGACAAATTGTTGGAACTGGATTTAGTGGTAAAAAGTCTTATCTTGGTCTAAGAATGACACAAGCAGTTAAAAAATTAGGATGTTCTAATTTAAAAACATTATTAGAAGATGAAAAATTATTAGTAAATGATTATGATATAATTTCAGAATTAACTACATTTATCCAAAGAAAACAGTCATTTGAGGCTGAAGAAGGTTGTAATGATGATTTAGTAATGTGTTTGGTTATTTTTTCTTGGTTAGTTGCACAAGATTATTTCAAAGAGATGACTGATAATGATATTAGAAAAAGAATTTATGAGGAACAAAAGAATCAAATAGATCAAGATATGGCACCATTTGGATTTATATCAGATGGATTCGAAGATATGGGAACATTTGTTGACAACAATGGAGATAGATGGCATGTTGATGAATACGGAGATAGAAGTTATATGTGGGATTACATTTAATATGTAAAGGGTAGAAATTATAAATATTTTTAGATTCATTCTGGACTTGTAGGGGAATACAGATGGCGCTAAATTTAGCATCTCCGGGAATTGTCGTAAGAGAAGTTGATTTAACAGTTGGAAGAGTAACACCGACTGCAGATAAAATTGGTGGTCTTGTGGCACCATTCGTTAATGGACCAGTAAATGTTCCTGTTTTAGTTGAAAGTGAGAACGATTTACTGACTGTCTTTGGTGGTCCACAGTCAATAGACAAGCATTATGAGCATTGGTTAGTTGCTTCTTCATATTTGGCATACGGAGGAACACTAAGAGTTGTTAGAGCAGATGACACCGATTTAGAAAATGCTTGGGTTGGTGCTGGAGTATCAACTATTAAAATTAAAAGTGAAGAACATTATAATCAATTGGGATATGTTGAAAACATTATTCCCGATAAAACTTTTGTAGCTAAAAACCCAGGATCATGGGCAAATGGAATCAAAGTTGCTATCATCGACTCCAAAGCCGATCAAATTCTAACTGGAATTGATACTACATCGGCAGTAGTTGGGTATGGTGTTACACAATCTTTTACTAATAAAATTTTCCCTGGCGTAGGAACAACTATGCCATTAGATGGATTTTTAAAAGGTATAATAACTGAGATTGGTACTGATTCACTATCGGTAAAAGTTGTTAGTCAAGTTTCTGCTGCAGGAACTGAAACAAATGTAGATTATCAACAATTTGGTTTATATTCTTTTGATAATTCTGGCACTATTGGAATTAACAGCACTTCGAATATTGGATTTGCAACTACTTCATATGTGTCACAATTAGATTGGTTTGATCAACAAAAAATAGGTGTTACGACAACTACCGAAATCTATTGGAATAATATTGCAAATCGTCCAGGAACTTCTTCGTTTGCTGAAGCAAGAGGATCAAGAAATGATGAAGTTCATGTTGTTGTAATAGATTCTCTCGGAACTATAACAGGAAATGCTGGTACAATCTTAGAGAAGCACTTGGATTTATCCAAAGCTTCTGATGCAGAATTTTCTTTGGGAAGTCCATCTAACTGGAGAAAATATCTAGTTACAAATTCGAGATATGTTTTTGGAGGATCTCAACCAGCAGGAGTAACAACTTCTTCGTTCATACAGGATTGGGATACATCAACAGATATTGGGTGGGATCAACCATCAGAAGGAATCAAATTCGGAGTATTTGGAGCACAAACTTATACTTTAACTGGTGGTGTAGACTATAATGGTTCCGTTGGATTTACAACTTCAAATGCACTAACCTCGACTCTAGAATATCTTTCTGAAGGATATGACTTATTCGACAATAGTGATAGCTTTAGAGTTGACTTCCTTCTTATGGGTTCTGCAAATTATGAGAAAGAAACTGCACAAGCTCTTGCAAATAAACTAATTTCAGTTGCAGAATCTAGAAAGGATGCCGTTGCATTTATTTCTCCATATAGAAAAGCATTCTTAACAGATACATCAACTGGAAGTGTAACCATAAACTCCGCTAATACAATTACAGATAATGTAATTGGTTTCTATGCACCTGTTGCATCTACAACATATGCAGTTTTTGACAGTGGATACAAGTACATGTATGATCGATTCTCAGATACTTTCAGATATGTACCTTTAAATGGAGATATTGCTGGTCTATGTGCCAGAACTGATATTAATGACTTCCCATGGTTCTCACCAGCCGGAACTTCTAGAGGTGCTATTTTAAATGCAGTGAAATTAGCATATAATCCATCAAAAACTCAAAGAGATAGATTGTATTCTAACAGAATCAATCCAGTAATTTTCTCTCCAGGAGCAGGAATTGTTCTTTTTGGCGATAAAACTGGATACGGAAAAGCATCTGCATTTGATAGAATTAATGTTCGTAGACTGTTTATCTACTTAGAGAATGCAATTAGTGAGGCAGCCAAGGATCAGTTATTCGAATTCAATGATGAAATTACGAGAACAAATTTTGTCAATGTAGTTGAACCTTTCTTGCGCGATGTACAAGCAAAAAGAGGTATTTTTGATTATGTTGTAGTTTGCGATGAAACAAATAATACTGCTGCAGTGATTGATAATAATGAATTTGTTGCTGACATTTATATCAAGCCTACGAGATCGATTAACTTTATTGGTCTAACATTTGTTGCCACCAGAACTGGTGTTTCTTTTGATGAAGTAATCGGAAACGTTTAATTAACTTAGAGGTTTAAAACTATGGCAACCAGAACTCAATTCAATCCCCCACCATTAAGAAAAATTACTGATTTTAAGAGTAAATTAACAGGTGGTGGTGCTCGCCCTAATCTATTTGAAGTTGTATTATCGTTCCCTTCATCGGCACCAACTTCTTCCAATGTTCTAGACAAAACTAGATTTTTAGTCAAGACTGCAGCACTACCAGCATCGAATGTTGCTCCAATTGATGTTCCATTTAGAGGAAGAATTTTAAAAATTGCTGGAGATAGATCATTCGATACTTGGACTATTACAGTTATTAACGACACTGATTTTGCGATTCGTTCGGCATTTGAAAAGTGGATGAACTCTATTAATAGAGTTTCTGATAATACAGGTGTAACAAATCCAGAACTTTATCAGGCAGATGCTTTTGTTTATCAGCTGGATCGTGATGGATCAACACTGAGATCTTATCATTTCTATGATATTTTCCCAACTAATGTTTCCGCAATTGATTTGTCTTATGAGTCAAGCGACACCATCCAAGAATTCACCGTTGAACTTCAAGTTCAGTGGTGGGAAGCAATTAAAGGAAATGGTGCTGCTGCTGGTGGAGAAAACATCAACTAAATATTATTATATTAATAGTTAAAATTATAATATGGCAAAACTTTTTGGATTTTCTATTGAAAACAGAGAAAAAAAATCGCAAACTATAGTATCCCCCGTCCCTTCTTCAACAGAAGACGGGGTTGATAATTATATAGCTAGTGGTTTTTATGGACAATATGTAGATATTGAGGGTGTATATCGCACAGAACACGATCTTATTAAGAGATATCGTGAAATGGCATTGCACCCCGAATGCCATAATGCAATTGAAGATGTTGTTAATGAAGCTTTAGTAAGTGATCTATATGATTCTCCAGTTGAAATAGAACTATCAAATTTGAATGCATCGGAAAGATTAAAAACAAAGATAAGAGAAGAATTTAAGTATATTAAAGAGATATTAGATTTTGACAAAAAGTCTCACGAATTATTTAAAAATTGGTATATTGATGGTAGAATATATTATTTAAAAGTTATTGATATTAAAAATCCACAAGAAGGAATTAAAGAACTGAGATACATAGACCCCATGAAAATGAGGTTTATTCGTCAAGAGAAAAAAGATAAAAATAAAGATAAATCAAATATATTTGCAAGACCAACTAATAGTTTTGAGGACATTAAAACACTTGGTCCAGAAATAGAAGAATATTTTCTGTATACTCCCACTCCAAATTATCCAACTGGAATGATTTCTGGAGCTGGTGGTCCAAAACCCATCAAAATTGCAAAAGATTCTATAACTTATTGCACTTCTGGATTAGTAGATAGAAATAAAGGAACTGTTCTATCATACTTACATAAAGCTATTAAATCACTTAATCAGTTGAGAATGATTGAGGATTCTTTGGTCATTTATAGATTATCTAGAGCTCCAGAACGTAGAATTTTTTATATTGATGTAGGAAATCTCCCTAAAGTAAAGGCTGAACAATATTTGAAAGAGGTGATGTCTAGGTATAGAAATAAATTAGTCTATGATGCTAGTACCGGAGAAGTTCGGGATGATCGTAAATTTATGAGTATGCTTGAAGATTTCTGGCTCCCTAGACGTGAGGGTGGTAGAGGAACTGAAATTACAACTTTACCTGGTGGTCAAAATCTTGGCGAGCTTTCGGACATTGAATATTTTCAGAAGAAATTATACAGAGCACTTGGAGTTCCAGAATCTAGAATTGCAAATGAAGGTGGATTTAACTTAGGAAGATCGTCAGAAATTCTGAGAGATGAATTAAAATTTGCAAAGTTTGTGGGTAGACTGAGAAAAAGATTCGCAAACATGTTCAGTGACATGTTAAGAACTCAATTGATTTTAAAAAATATTATTTCTCCTGAAGACTGGGAAACAATTAGTGATCATATTCAATATGACTTTTTATATGATAATCAATTTGCGGAATTGAAAGAATCAGAATTATTAACAAATAGATTAGGAATATTATCAACAATAGAACCATATATTGGCAAGTATTATTCAACTGAATACGTTCGTAAAAGAATATTGCGCCAAACAGATTCTGAGATTATAGACATTGATACTCAGATTAAAGATGAAATAGAAAAAGGAATTATTCCAGATCCAAATTCCGTTGATCCAATAACTGGAGAACCACTGCCAGCAGAAGGAGAATTACCTCCGTCTGATGGAGCAGGAGTTGATCAAAACTTAGAAAGTGGTGGTAATGACATTAACGCTAAGTTAGAGAAGGATTCCAAAAAAGCAGAAATATAAATAATTCTTAGTATATAATAATTTTATGGAAGATATTATCGACTTGATTGCGACTGATTCGTCTCCTAATCAAATTTCTGATGCAATTAAAAATTCTTTATATTCAAAGTCTTCTGAGAGGATTAATTCTATGAGACCAAACATTGCCAGTTCTATGTTTGGTTCCGAAGAAAGTGATTTTTCAAATAGTAGCGAAGAATAATGATTACTAAAATTGTTTCAACGGAAGTAGATACTGGAGCAACTCCAGGTACAGCAACAAGTATTAGCTCTGCTACTTGTGTTCGTTTGTATAATAATAAAGCAGGAATAGTAACTGTTGGAATATCTACATTAGTTGGTGCCGCAACCACATCTTATTTTACTATTCCTGCCGGAAGTGTTGAATTTTTGGCAAAATTAGGATCGGATGTAATTTGGTCATCCGAACAAATTAAAGCAAATAAAGTAGCGTTTACAAATTAATTCAATGAAACTCATCACAGAAGAAATTCAAAAAGTAAAGTTCATTACTGAAGGAAAAGGTAATGATAAAAAAATGTTTATTGAAGGCATTTTTCTTCAAGGTGATATATGCAATCGAAATGGAAGAATGTATCCGATGTCAACTCTTTCTAGAGAAGTTAAGAGATATTCGGAATCTTTTATCAATAAGGGTAGGGCACTTGGAGAACTTGGACATCCAGACGGTCCAACCGTAAATCTTGATCGTGTTTCTCATAAGATTGTTTCTCTAACTCAAGAGGGATCTAATTTTAGGGGTAAGGCACAACTCCTCGAAACTCCAATGGGAAAAATTGCAAAATCTCTTATTGGTGAAGGAGTTTGCTTAGGCGTTTCTTCTCGTGGTGTTGGTTCACTAAAGATGACTAATGAAGGTCATAAAATTGTTGGTGAAGATTTTATGCTCGCAACAGCAGCAGATATTGTTGCCGATCCTTCTGCTCCTGATGCTTTTGTTCAAGGCATTATGGAAGGAAAAGAGTGGGTTTGGGAAGGAGGAATCCTACGCGAACAACTCGCAGAAAAAACTCAGAAGAGAATTAACACTCTCGTAGATCAAAAAAGACTTGAAGAGCATAAATTGAATCTCTTCAATGAATTTCTTTCAAATCTGTAATTTATAAATAAATATAGATTATATACAAGAATCTAAACAAAAAAATGTCCGTTGGTAGAAATTTACAAGAAATGGAAAACGTAGTAACCAAAGGGGCAGCATCTGCCGAACCAATGCAAAAGTTGACTACAGGAATTCCTGATGGTCAAACTGGGTCTTGGGAAGATCTCGGCGGTCCTACTCCAGAAAATTATCGCTCAGACGATGATTCAGCTAAATTAGAAACACCTGGCAAAACTCTTGCTCAAGTTAAAAATATTGTTAATAAAGGTGCAAAACCTGCAGACCCTATGCCATCTGGCGTAAAGGAAGAAGCAGAAGAGGAAGAGGAAGATCTCATCGTAGATGAGGATGTAAATGAATACGAAGAAAGTGATGATTTAGTTGCTGAGGCTTCGGAAGAGGAAGATGATGAAGAGGAGGAGGATGACGAAGAAGAAGATACTAAGAAGTCTAAGAAGAAAATGGAAGAAGAGTTTGACATTGAAGAAGATGTTAATGCCCTTCTTGCTGGAGAAGAATTATCCGAAGAGTTTCAAGAAAAAGCACGCACTATCTTTGAAGCTGCAATCAAATCAAAGGTTGCTGAAATCAAAGAGCAAATTCAAGCACAGTACGAAGAGTCTTTAGTTGAAGAAATTCAACTAATTAAAGAAGAGTTGACAGAGCGTGTAGATGCATACCTTGAGTATGTTGCTGACGAGTGGATTCAGGAGAATGCACTTGCAGTTGAGCACGGTCTTAAGTCTGAAATGACTGAGTCATTCCTCCAAGGAATGAAGAGCCTTTTTGAAGATCATTATGTAACAATCCCTGAAGATAGATATGATGTAATCGAGAGCATGGTAGATAAACTTGATGAAATGGAGACAAAACTCAACGAGCAAATCGAAAGAAATGTTGCTCTGAATAGAAGATTAGCCGAGTCGGTTGCTGATGTAATTTTTGCAGACGTTTCTGAGGGTCTTGCACTTTCTCAGAAAGATAAACTCGCTTCTCTTGCCGAAAATGTTGAGTTTGATAGTGAAGAGAACTATCGTGAGAAACTAGTAACTCTGAGGGAATCATATTTCCCAACCAGATCTGGTACTCAAGTAAATGATTCTGAGACATTATCAGAAGGAACTGATAATACTTCCAATATTAATCCAATAATGGAAAGTTACTTATCAGTTCTGAGTAAAGTTTCGAATAAGTGATTTTTAAGTTATAAACAATCAAACTAATACGTTTTAAAGAGGTAAATCAAATGCAAATGTTCCATACCGAACAACTGCAGGAGAAGTGGGCACCAATTCTCGACTATGATGGTCTTGATCCAATCAAAGATTCTCATCGTAGAGCAGTAACCGCTATCCTGTTAGAAAACCAAGAAAGAGAACTCCGTGAAGAGAGAGCTTTTCTTGCTGAAGGTCCAACCGTAACAACCCAAACTGGTGTTGGTGGTTATGGTGCTGGATTCTCAGGTAATACAAATCCAGCTGGTCCAGTTGCTGGTTTCGACCCAGTACTGATCTCACTGATCCGCCGTTCAATGCCTAACCTGGTCGCTTATGACCTCGCAGGCGTTCAACCAATGAACGGTCCTACTGGACTCATCTTCGCAATGCGTTCACGCTATAAGGATCAAAACGGTGCTGAAGCTCTATTCAACGAGCCAGATTCATCATGGTCTGGTCAGGATAGTGGATTCAACAACACTACTGGTACTTATACTGCCGGTGGAGATGACGGTGCTGCTGTAGGTTTTGGTACAACCGCAGCCCAGTCTGGAACCAATCCTGGTCTCCTAAGCCCAGATTCATCTGCGTCACAACTTGCATACAACGTTGGACGTGGTATGAGAACTGATGATGCTGAGGCTCTTGGCACCACTGAGCAGTTCAACGAAATGGCATTCTCAATCGAGAAGGTCACCGTTACTGCTAAGTCACGCGCACTGAAAGCAGAATACAGCCTTGAGCTTGCTCAGGATCTGAAGGCAATTCACGGTCTGAATGCAGAAGCAGAACTCGCTAATATTCTTTCTAGCGAAATTCTTGCTGAAATCAACCGCGAAGTAATCAGAACCATCTATAAGGTTGCTAAGTCTGGTGCTCAGCACAACGTTGCTCAGGCAGGCGTATTTGACCTCGACGTTGACTCCAACGGTCGTTGGTCGGTTGAGAAGTTCAAGGGTCTTATCTTCCAAATCGAGCGCGATGCAAACGCAATCGCAACTGAAACTCGTAGAGGAAAGGGTAATATGATCCTCTGCTCTGCTGACGTTGCTTCTGCACTCACCATGGCAGGTGTTCTCGATTACACCCCTGCGCTTAACGCAAATCTTCAAGTTGATGACACTGGCAATACTTTTGCTGGTATTCTCCAAGGCAAGTACCGCGTATATATCGATCCATATTCTGGTGGTTCGAACGTTGGTGCTGGTGGTGGTCAGTACTACGTCATCGGTTATAAGGGTTCTTCACCTTATGACGCTGGTCTCTTCTACTGCCCATATGTACCTCTCCAGATGGTACGTGCAGTTGGTGAGAACACCTTCCAGCCAAAAATCGGATTTAAGACCCGTTATGGTCTTGTTGCCAATCCATTCGCTGAAGGAACCGAGCAAGGTCTTGGTCGCATCACTGCAAACTCGAACCGCTACTACAGAAGAGTTCGTGTTAATAACCTTATGTGATCATTTTTCACACAATTACCAGGGGGATCGAAAGATCCCCCTTTTTTTATCTAAATAAAAATAAAATAATTATGG